GGCGCCAGGATTACTCGGTCGGATTGCCGCTCATGCTTGGCTACAACGGAGTGCAGATCGAGCGGATGCAGGAAGAAACTGAGCGCTTCCCTATCGGGCTCAAAGCTCGCTACATCCAATTCAAGATAGAGAACACCCAAGGCGTGATCCAGATCCGCCAGGTGTCTTTGGACGCTTACGAAGACCAGAGGGATCCTCGACCACAGACTTAAACTTCTCGTGCGTGAAATTAGATGCCACGTCAATAAGAATGAAAGGAGGGTAAGCTAATCGCGGACCTGATCGTAAAACCAGCCTATAAGTTCGGACCCAAGGACATCCTGGATGCCGACAAACTAAACCTCTTGGGGACTCCAGTCGTTGAATTGGCGCTCACAGATCCGGTCAACGATCAGAACTTCTTTCGGAACGGCAATTTCTACTCGTCGTTCTGGAAAACGCCAACCGGTCTTAGTTGCCCGGTAAACGTTTGGACAACGAATGCGAACTATTGGTTATGTAGACCTGTTGGCGCGCCTGTTACGTTCCTGCGATCATCCACGGTACCGGACCAATTCAGTCTTTTCACTGCCGAGGTGCAGGGAGCTGCGAGTGTTGGGCTTGTCGAATTCGGGCAACAGATCAACGGCGACTTGAGCGCCACGCTTCGCCGCAAATGCACGTTTTCGGGTTATGTGTACAACTCCACGGGATTAACCCTGTCACCGACGCTCAATATTTACACCTGCAACGCGTTCAATAATTTCGCAGCGATCACGCTCCAGACTTCCGTTAATCTACAGACCGGGGCAAATGCTACGTGGACATATTGTACGGCGACTATTGATCTGGCGAGTGTCGCGATAGCGAATGTCGCCAATGGGCTTTTGATCGCGATCGCGTTACCTGCGGGCGCTCTGAATGTTGCAGCCAACAATGTTCTGTTTAGCCGGTTGAAATTTCAAATTGGCGAAGTCGCAACGGAATTTGTCGATGACCCTTCGCTATTTGTTCAAACGCCGAGCGTCGATTCGACCATGCTCCAGGATGGCTGTATCGCGCGGCCGACCTTGTTTCTTCCCAATGTCGTGCCGACCGGCGCTTATCAGGCGAAGTCGATCAACAACGGCGATATCAACGACGGTGCGATTAATGGGAGAACGTTGGCAGCCGGCGCTACGGTAGGCAATCTTGGGTACACGCCGGTCAACAAAGCTGGCGATAGCGGGATTGGCTCTCTCTCTCACACTGTGGATACGGTAGTCGGAGCGGCTTTCACTTCGCCACCAGCGGTTGCTGTGATGATGACTTCTGGGAATGCACAAAATACCGGCTATTACCCGGCGATTGGGTTTGATCGCCCAGGTATTGCTGCGAGAACGCTCGGGCTATCGACCGGTCGACGGTTTCAGACGGTCGACGATCAAAATCAAGTTGGCTATCTCTTGGACACCGTTACAGGGGTCGACACCAATTCGATCCAGGACAAGGCTGTTACGCTGCAAAAACTAAGTGACGCTCTGGTCGCGCTCTTGATAGCGCCAGGGACAGTTCATCAATTCGCGGGCCCGAACCCGCCAGGAGGCTGGATTATCTGCGACGGAAGCCCTGTCTCGCGGACGACGTATTCGGCTCTTTTTGCAGCGATCGGGACTTACTGGGGAGCGGGCGACAACGTGAATACGTTTAACGTGCCGAACTTCGTGAACAGGGTGCCCGTCGGTTATGGTGCTGGCGTATTGTGGGAGTTCGCCACTACCGGCGGCGAGGTAAACCATTCTCTGAACACGAACGAGATGCCTTCGCATAATCATCCAATTACCGATCAGCAGCACTCTCACAGTTCACCTCCGCACACCCATGGCTATACGAATCCAACTGGGGCATTTAATGCGCAATCTGGATCCGGCATGTATTCGGCATCCGGGGCAGCGACTACCGGTGGTACTTCCGTAGCTATCGATGCGGCTTTTTCTAATATCAACCACACCGATTATTTAGGAGGCAACGGTGCGCACAACAATATGCAACCTTACGCTGTCCTTTATTACATTATAAAATATTAGGTTGTGAATGTCGCAGAAATCGCAAAGCAGTGGTACGAAAAGAACCAGCCGGAAGGCGCTCTGGCTGCGACAATACTGCGCTGTTTTTTTGCGGGCGTTATCATTCGGCGGCCTGATTTTCTGCTTCTGGCTGAGAGCTGCTGGACGGACGGCAAAACGATTCTCATGGATCGGTTTCCGCACAATTGTTGGTGGTTACATTACTGGGGAATCGAGAACCCGATGTCGTCCTACGAACTCTGCCTGGAAGCGCCGTACCCACTTGATTGGGTCGCGTTTAAACGGAGAGGAAAAACGAAGATCGTCCCTTGGGACAAACTGTACTGGAAAGATTTTAATGTGAAGAAAGAGAACGCTTATGAGCGCTCTAATGAAGTACTATACATAAAGGAGTAAGTATGGGCGGAGCTCCCAGTGTGCCGACCCCCAAGGCCCCGGATCCAGGACAAGAATACGCAAGTGCGCTTGGCGCCTATGTCTCAAATGCGCCGGCACTTTATCAGGAAGAAGCGCAGTATCAGCCAATGTACAACACGGTGCAGCAAGGCATCATGGGATCGAACATTCCCTTTTACACTCAAGCGGTTGAGCAGCAGATGCCCGGTGCTCAAGCTGCGTTGACTGTAGAGCAGCAGGCGGCTAGCGGGGGAGCGTTGCAGAACTATCAGCAATACGCGGGCGCAGCCGGCCAGGCGGCACTTGCTGCGAGCCCTCAACTGCAGGCACTGCAGCAATATGGACAAGGACAGCTCGGAGCAATGGCTGATCCGACGTTGCAAGGACTTTACGCGCAAGCTGGGCAACAGGCGACGGGTCAATACAACACTTTGCAGGGGTTGGCTGGCCAGGCAGGCCAAATGTATGGTCCTCAGAACCAGCAACTGCAAGCACTCTCCGGTCAAGTCGGTGCGGGCACGGCGCAGGGAGTTTCCGATATCCGCGGGATCGCCGGCCAAGCTGCGGCAGACACTCGCAGTCCGCTCTGGCAGCAAACCAGCGCCACCGTTCAGGGGCAACTCGGGAAACTGGATCCGCTCACCCAACAGTTGAGCGACACGGCGCAACAGCAACTGTCGCTTGGCGGGCAGGTTTCTCAGCAAGGACTTCAGGATGCCGCACAGGCTGCGCGAGCCGCTTATTCAGCTCGCGGAATGCTAGGGAGTACCGGCTCAATTGCCGCCGAGGTTTTAAACCGTGACGCGGTCCAGCAGGCGCGACTCCAGCAACGTGAGCAGTTCGCAGCCGGCGTTGATCCACTGGTTCAGCAACAGATGCAGCAACGCACCGCTAACGCCATGGGCATGTCCCAAGCCGACATCCAGGCGACTCAGCAAAACCAGCAGCTCGCCGGTTCATTGTACGGTGCTGCGGGGCAACTCGGGCAGACGGGTGCCCAGATCCAAGGCGGACTGCAGGGGCAGATCGCGCAAAACCTTGGCCAGGCCGCGCAACAACAGGCTGCCCTGGCCCAAGCCGCGATCGGCGCCCAGCAAGCTGGTACCCAGATGCAAGCAGGCTTGCAAGGCTCGATTCTCGATCAGCTTTACCGACAGCAACAGGCCGGTGCCGGTGCGCTCTCTCAAGTTTACGGTGCCCAGCAGGGCGCAATGGCAGGGGTGCTTGGTGCGCCGGCTGGCGGTGCACAGTTCGCCGCGAACGTCGCGGGCGGAGTCCCTGGCTATGGTACGGGAAGTCCGAACCTCTTTCAGGGCAGCGGACTCCTTCAGTTGGTCAATCAGAACCAGATGGCGCAAATGAACGCTACGGCAGCCGCTAACCAAATGAACGCACAATCCAAGGGAGCGGCAAGTGGTGCGATGATCGGCGCAGGTGCCAGCATTGCAGGCGCTCTGATCGGTGGCGTTGCGCTCTTTTAGTTATGATGATGATCCCAGTAGAGATCAAAAAGAGCGAGATCCATGGACTGGGAATCTTTGCGCTTAAGCCAATCCGTAAAGGTCAGTTATTATGGGGATTTACGCCAGGACTCGATCGGAGCGTCTCCGAGTACGCTGTCGAGTTCTCCGAGCCTCGTAAACGGGCGTTCATCATGGAACGCGGCTATCTCAACGCCAAAAATAGCCATTGGGTGATCTGCGTTGACGAGGCGCAGTTCTGGAACTTCCCGGCCAACGGTGCGCCGGCCAATTGTGTTCTGGGCGATGTGCTCGACGGAGAAAACCTGATCATTGCGACTTGCGATATCGCGGCCGGCGAAGAGTTGACGATTTGCCCAGAGAGCGACGCTGACTACAAGCGCAAGATGGAGGAGCGAAAGTGAGCATCGAGAAAAAAAAGATCGAGACGCTCAAGTGGATCGAGGATCAGCTAAAAGAGTACGCTTATCCAGTGCTCAACTGCTCGTTTGGCAAGGATTCAATGGTGCTCCTGCACTTGCTCTACTCGGCCGGAATCCGGATGCCAATCGTGTATTATCGGGATCCTTTTTTCCCGCGCAAGAATGCTTTTGCAAACTCGATCATCCACAACTGGTGCTTGGAGGTGCACGATTACCCGCCGATCCGAGTAAGCCTCAAGACACATCCGGATATGGTTGCGCTGGTGAGCGAATATTCATCGGGCCCGATGTCGATGATTGCGCTCTTTAAAAACACCATCGAATTCAAAGATGGCGAGGATCACCGCAACTACCTATGCGCGGTCAATTTCTTGATGCGGCCATGCGGCACTTTCAATTACCCGTGGGACGTGGCTTTCGTGGCGCACAAAGACTGCGACACCGATCAGATCTACGGCGTGATGCCGCTGCACTCGCCGGTCGTGATGCGTGACGAGGGACCGGATTTTCTCTTTCCACTTAAAGAGTGGACGCATGACGACGTTTGGGATTACACCGAGAAATATCAGGTGCCTTTCCAAGCTGACCGGTACGACATCGCGAACCGCAAAGAGT